TTTTAGTTTTAGTATTAATGTTAACATTAAGATTCTTTGATCCATGGTTAACTGAAGTAGCAAGGTTGAAGTATTTTGACTTTTTGGAGCGTAGACAAGAACAATTATTTGATGATTCTATAGTCTTAGTAAATATAGACGAGCAATCATTACGTCAAAACGGCCAATGGCCATGGCCTAGAGATATTATTGCTAACCTCATTACCCAACTAAACCAGAGAGAAGCAGCTGTCATTATAGCCCCTATTGTCTTTTCCGAGAGAGATAGGGCCGGTAAAGATAGGGAGCTAGTCGATACTCTTACTACCGGTAATAATGTTATTCTTGCCCAAGTACCTACCATTCAAGTAAATGAGCCTTATGCAAGGCCGCGCGGATCAGCTTTAATAGGCCCTAACATATCTGACATACTACCGGCCTGGCCTGGTGCTCTTCCTCCTATCAGAGAAATAGCATCAGCAGCTGCTGGTGTAGGTATGATTGCGACGGTACCTGAGCCTGATGGGGTAGTTCGTAGATCTCCTATGCTAGTTGCTGTAGGGGATAGATTCTACCCCTCCATTACGCTTGAGGCAATGAGAGTAATAGCTGGTGAACAAAGCTTTCAGGTGAGATCTAACGAAGCAGGGGTCGAGATAGTAAGAATACCTGGACTGCCTTTGATATACACAGATGTTAACGGTAGAATCTGGCCTGTAAGAAGCTTTAACTATCAGTCTTATTCATCTACAGATTTACCTAGTGATCTTAGAGGTAAGATTGTTATTCTGTCCATCACAGCAGAAGGGTTTAGTAATCCAGTAGCTACCAGTCACGGTGAAATGTTACCTAACATGGTAATAGCTACTGAACTATCATCAATTTTAAACGAGGCGTTTGTAACTAGAATAGATATTGCCGATTTAATAGAACTTGCAAGTACATTGCTAGTATCTATTATACTACTTTTATTAGTTATTAAATTTAAACTAGTAATTGCAGGTGTTGCCGCTTTACTAGCCGCGGCTGGTACTGTATATGTTACCTTCTATCTAAGAGAAAATCTTTTTATTCTGTTCGATGCTGTTACTCCTGTACTTACAATATTAGTAGTTACAGGTACTGCTGCATTCTCTAGAGCACTTGAAGAGTTTAGACTTAAACAGCAGATTAAGAAACAGTTCGGTACCTACCTGTCCCCTGCTATGGTTGAAAAGTTACAGGAGAATCCAGATCTTCTTAAGCTAGGCGGTGAAACGAGAGAGCTTTCTATTATGTTTACTGATGTAAGAGGCTTCACTGCTATTAGTGAACATTACGGAGCTGACGTTCAAGGTCTTACTAAGATTATGAATAGGTATATGACAGCTATGACCGCTAAAATACTTGCAAATAATGGTACCTTAGACAAATATATCGGCGATGCACAGATGGCATTCTGGAATGCACCATTAGACGATAAACATCATGCTGTAAATGCTGTTAAGACAGCATTACAAATGCTTGGAGATTTGGAGAGCTTTAATAATGAAATTGCTAAAGATGGTATACCTGCTTTTGGGATGGGCTTGGGCATTAACACTGGCAGTGTTGTTGTTGGCAACATGGGTAGTGATCAGCGATTTGATTATACATGTTTGGGTGATAGCGTCAACCTTGCTTCACGACTTGAGGGTCAATCTAAACCTTATGGAGTTAAGCTCGTCATAGGTCAGACTACCAACGAACAAGTAAAAGATACCTACTTTACTGTCGAGCTCGACTACATTGCTGTAAAAGGAAAGAAAGAAGGTATTCGCATCTATACTGTAATAGATGAGACTGATATGCTAAGAAGTAAACTATTTACTGAGCGAGAGCTCCATACCAAGATGTTAAGCTACTACAGGGGTAGATCTTGGGATCAAGCTATCGCTATGTGTAAAACTCTTACTTCTTCTTTTGGGGGACAGCTTCAGGGGTATTATCAGATGTGGATTGAGCGCTGTCAGGAACTGAAGCAGAATGACCCTGGTCCTGGATGGGATACTGTTTATCGAGCGACTTCAAAGTAGAGCGCATCTCATACTTTTCGCGTAGCATTAATACGATATTAATCTTCTGATTCAAACGAATAAGATCGTTATCGAGCATTCTTATGCGATCAATTAGATCGATTAATACCTTGTTTGCTTCTGATAGAACTGGTTTGATATCAGTTGTTACCCATCCCCAAACATAGTAAATAAAGTATCCCATACCGCCTGCAGCAACGATGGGGAATCCATACTTGTTAATTAATTCTACAACGTCCATTAGTCTTTCCTCGCATCGTTCTTACCATCAGCACGGGCAATGCGCTCTAAGTCTGGCTTTACTTCTAATGCTGTGCTCATAAGAGCATCGATACGAATAATATCATGGTTCATAGTCTTAACTCTGTTATCCAGAGCAGTAATGATACCACTCATACCTTTAACAGAACTAGTGACGCCTGCAAGAATAAATTTTAGAGTTAAAAATACGAAGTAGGCTGCTGCAATAGCTGCAGCAATTGGAAAGCCAACCTCTGCTACTAATTTAAAGAAATCTGGACCCATAGTAACTTCCATTAACTTAATATAAACTATAAGTATTTAGTAAAAAAGAAAAGGAGTCAGACTAGCTGACTCCTTTTGCATGGACTGTAGGAACCCCACCTGCCTTTTAAAGGCGACACAGTCACTTCCGGGCACAACCGTGCTCTTGCCTCTTGAAGCTACATTAGCTCAAACATGCAGGTTTATTTATATTAACCTTCAGTTAGAAAAAACTTTGGAGTAAGACCATCAAATCCTCCTCCAAGGTTCAGATGAGAAGCTGTTCTATATGCTTCTTCTTTACTATCTAATACCATAATAAGCTGGTCGGTCTTAATCTCTTTAATATAGAAATCTTGACCTTCTTGGATAACCTTATACTTAACCATTAAAAATTAAATCCCCCTACTGTTTTACGCTTCTTCTTAACTCTACCTAACTCTACTTCTTCACGATTTCTTTCGCCGAAATGAGTACTATCCATAACAGGACCATCTAAAATATCAGCTTGACTGTGCTGTTCAGTATCGTAAAACCTCATCTTCGGCCTATCAACACCAATTACAAAACGTTTATCCATATTAGGATCACTATATCTATTTTTTAGCTGCTTTACCATTACCTGATTCATACCTGCAAGCTCTTCAGTATTAATAAGAGCAAACATAAAGTCAGCAGTAGCAGGTAAACCAAACGATTCAGAAGTATCCTCAAGTCCTAGATCGGTATTAGTATATCCACTACGTGTAGTCTGAGTAGCGCTTACAATCGGTACTTTATACTCAACAGCTAGCCCTCTTAATTCTTCAGCAATAGCCTTAATGTAAGTATACGAGTTTACACTTGCACCTAACTTAAGTCTGGAACTCATACAAATATTTAAGTAATCAATGTAAATTACATTAGGGCTAAAGTTCTTCTTGATCTTAAGATCTTCAATAAGAGTTCTAAAGTGAATACTCCCTGCTGATGCTGTTGGATATTCTTTAATAATTAATTTACCAGAAGTCTTACCTTTTACTCTATCAACCTTCTTGAGGTATACATCCTTGGGTAAAATAGCTAACTCTTCAGTAGCAACATTAAGAAGATTAGCATCTATACGCTCAGCGATACGTTCTTCGGCCATTTCCATAGTAATATAAAGCACGTTATGTCCCTGCATAAGATTAGTAGCAGCGCAGTGACACATGAACATAGTCTTACCTACACCAGTACCTGCAAGAATAATATTCAATGACTTTTGAGCGAGACCACCTCTAGTAATTTTATTAAAATATTCTAGATCAAAAGGTATCTTTTGTTCTTTTAGATGATAGAAATCATAACGGGATTCACTATCATCTAAAAAATTATGACCAATGCTGCTATCAAAACTAACTGCCAGAGCATCAGTAAGTATACCAGGAATTGCATTCTTACTAAACTTTCCATCTTTGCCATCTACGATTTGAATAGACTGATATAAGGCATTTACTACTGCTCTATCCTTACAATAGTTTTCAGTCTTTTCAACAAGCCAATCTAAATGCTCATTAACAGGGGCTAGACTCTCAACAAGGCTAGTTACTTCTTTGAATCTAACTTCATTGAGATTTGTCTGACTTTCTAACTCTACTCTAATAGCTGCCTTAGTAGGCTGCTTATTATATTTCTTAATAAAATTATCTACGACAGAATATACTTCCTTGACATTAGAGTCTTGAAAGTATTCTGACTTAAGAAACGGTACAACTTTTCTTGCATAGTCTTCATTATAAACAAGACTCGAAAGAATTAATTCTTCTTTCACTCAATTACCTCTTCATCAATAATGCTACCCATAGCCAGAGTATACTTGTTTTCAATAAAAGATGCAAGGTTTGTTTCTTTTAATAGCGTAGTCCAGAATTCTGAATTATCTATAAAGTCACCAGCACGCATATTAGTACCGAGCTCACCAGTCTCTTTATTTACTCTTGCATACCAGCCATTCTTGGGCTTTACAATATAACCACCTTCCATAGCAATGTCAAGGAGACCGGACCACTTATTGATACCATTCTCATAAGTTAGAGTAATTGGAATCTTACTCTTCTCTCTAACATAACGAGACTTCTCAACATTAATTACAAAGTGATAACCTGCAATCTCACCGTCTTCTTTTTCTTGCTGTCTACCAATAATCCAGATATTATCTGCACCATAGTAAGAACCAGTACCGCCACCTACAATGTCTTTTGGAAACATACCAATTTCTTTATAGGTATGATTGATAACAACCATAGGAATATCTTTAAGTGTAAGCTTTGCTGTTACGATTCTAAACAGTGACTTAATAGCCTTGGCACGGGACATATCAGCTACAGTCTTGCCTTCAATAGCGTCATCAGTCTCTTTCTTCGAAGCTAAGTTACCGATAGAGTCGATAATAATCATTACCTTATCGGTACGTTCTAGATTCTGCAACTGAACAGAAATATCGTGCTTGAGTTCTTCTACATCAGTAACAGGGGTATGAACTACAGCTCCTAGATCAATA